GCGTAACTACATTGACATTTCTGCTACAAACGCTCGTGCAAGTGACGAATCAATGGCAGGATACTATCCACACCGTTGGGTAACAGAATCAGCTAACGAAGCAGACGGCTCGGGTAGCTTTGGACGTAAAGCACAGCGTAAAGTTGTAATACAAGCGTTACAAGCATTAGTAAATGATAATCAAGATATCCGTGATGACGAATCACGTATCTTTAACTTGATTGCATCACCAGGTTATCCAGAGCTAATTGGTGAAATGATTACACTAAACTATGACAGAGGTTTGTCAGCATTTGTTATAGGTGATTCTCCAATGCGTTTGACACATGATGCAACTTCACTTAACGAATGGGCAACTAACGTAAATGCAGCAGTAGAAGATAACGATACTGGTCTAGTAAGTAGAGATGAATACTTAGGTGTATATTATCCAAGCGGATTTAGCAGTGACAATGCAGGAAACAATATTGTTGTTCCAGCATCACATATGGTATTACGCACATTTGCACTTAATGACCAAGTTGCTTATCCTTGGTTTGCTCCAGCAGGTACAAGACGCGGCGGTGTAACAAACGCAACTTCAACAGGTTATATTAACAGTGAAGGCGAATTTGTTCCGGCAGCATTAAACGAAGGTGTAAGAGATACACTGTACTCAAACAACGTTAACCCAATCACATTCCTAACAGGAGCAGGGCTTGTTGTATTTGGACAGAAAACTCGAGCAGCAAATGCTAGTGCATTAGACAGAATAAATGTTGCAAGATTAGTTGTATATTTAAGATCACAACTTAACACACTTGCAAAACCATATTTGTTTGAGCCAAATGATAAAATCACACGTGATGAAATTAAACAACAAGTTGAAAGTTTACTAGTGGAACTTGTAGGACTTAGAGCATTGTTTGACTTCTTAGTTGTGTGTGATGAAACAAACAACACTCCTGCTAGAATTGACAGAAATGAGTTGTATGTAGATATTGCTATTGAACCAGTAAAAGCAGTAGAATTTATTTACATTCCGCTACGTATCAAAAACACAGGAGAGATCGCAGGTCTTTAATATCATAAAGTAGGGGGTGATTAAAAACCCCCTACAAATGATAAATACTTGTGTATTAAGGAGAAACTATAGATGGCAATCTCAACTCTATTGAATTTAACAGTTCCATTAGCAAACGACACTACTTCAAGTAGTCAAGGTTTGCTTATGCCAAAACTTCAGTATCGCTTTAGAGTGACACTGGAAAATTTTGGTATTACTGGAAACACAACAGAATTAACAAAACAAGTAATTGATGCAACAAGACCAAACATTCAGTTTGATCCTATTCAATTAGATGTTTATAACAGTAAAATTTTTATGGCAGGTAAGCACACTTGGCAGCCTGTAACCGTAAATTTACGTGATGATATTAACGGCAATGTTCAAAAACTAGTTGGCGAACAGCTACAGAAACAGTTCGACTTCTTTGAACAAGCAAGTGCTGCAACCGGTCAAGATTATAAATTTACACAGCGTATTGAAATCTTAGATGGTGGTAACGGTGCTAATACACCACAAGTTTTAGAAACTTGGGAACTATATGGTTGTTATCTAAACCAAGTTGATTATGGTTCAATGTCATACGCAACAAATGACGCAATGACTGTAAATTTAAATGTCACATACGATAACGCTGTACAATTAAATATTGGAGTAGGTACACCTAATAACTTCCAAGATAGAAACAGTGAAACAGGAACAGGTGCTACAGGCGGCGCAGCTCTTTAATACTTAAATGAGATTGCTACCAAAAAAGGAGTCTTAATGACTCCTTTTTTAATGAGATAAATACAGTATGGCGTTGAATAGTTTTTATGATAATTTTAGTCGTTTAGATTCGTCCAAAGGCATTATGGGCGATTATGCACACGCGGCAGCACTATATAGACGTAATAATTTTAGATTAGCACCAAAAAATAAGTTTTTATATCATATTGTTATCGAAGTAAATCCAGTTGCATTGAGTGTTTTAGGTAGAAATGTCTTTAATCAACTTAATAGAAAAGAATATAATTTATTGGCTAGTAGTGCAGACTTACCAAGTTATACTGTTAATACTGAAACGTTAAATCAGTATAATAGAAAAAAAGTTATACAAACACAAATAAATTACAATCCTATTAGTATAGAATTCCATGATGATAATGCAGGATTAACAACACTGCTTTGGGAAGCATACTACAGGTATTATTATCAAGATGGTAACTATGATACCGAAGGAACAAAACCAAGAGCATATCAAACAAAATTATATGATACAGATATTGCTAACACTTATAGACATGGATTCAATAGAAGAAGAACAACAGATGTACCTTTCTTTAATAGTATAGTCATTCATCAATTACATCCTCAAAACAAAGAAAGCACGTTTACAAGTTTTACTTTGGTTAATCCATTAATAGAAGAATGGCAACACGATAGAGTAGATCAAGCAGACGGTGCAGGCGTGATGAAAAATACAATGCGTCTTGCATATGAAAGTGTATTTTATGATAGAGCTATTACTTCACCAGAAACAGTTCAAAACTTTGGAGATGTACAGCATTACGATACAGTGCCAAGTCCTTACAATAGTGTAAGCACAAGTAGTGTTGCAAAAGACACAGCAGACAATACATTTTGGGCAGAAATATTCCAAGACTTACTTTCTAATGTTGTAGATTTGACAGGATTTAATAGCACACAAAAGCAAGAACAATTACCATTATCTACACAACCAATTAATCAAATTGTAAGACAACCGGCTACAACAACTAATTATTTTCCTAGCACATTTAATAATACATTCATTGAATCTACTCCGGTACAGTTGCGTAATCAAAATTTAAGTTTAAGCGACCAAGAGTATAAAAGACAATTACAAAATAATCCACAAAAACTTGCTGACTATGCAGCAGGACAATCAGTAAGGCTTATTAGTGTGTACAGTGGATTGAATAGACAAGAATCTAAGCAATTTTACGAATCGTTGTCGCCCACAATTAAATTACAAATCGAAGCCAGTGCGTTAAATAATTTTAACGAAATGAATCAAGGAACAAGCTCTCCTATTGGAACTAATTTTGAAAGTGATTTAAAAGATATTGGAGTAATCGGATGAGCAGTTTTGCCAACGAAGAATTAAACAAAGTACAAGATAGCGCAAAAGAAACAAAACAGTTTTTTGACAGATACTTTACTAAACAAATTAGTTTAACAAGCAATGAAGTTGATACCGTTGTTGGATTTTTTACAAAACGTAAATTTACAAAAGATGCAGCAATTGCTGTTGCTACTATAGTAATACAGCAGGCAAAAGCAGAAAATAAAAATGTGTTTGAACTTATTGATACGTTAACAGGATTAGACGAAGTTCAACTTAGCACATTGGTAAGCGCAATATTAAACAACAATAGAAGTAAAATCAGCGCACTAGGTTACAAAAATAATTACAATATAGAAACTACCGAAAACAGGAATGTGAGACTCTAATGTCACGTTTTGCCCAGGGTAAATTTACACTCAAAAACCCTGACAAATACATAGGAGGACGTACTCCAACTTATCGTAGTAGTTGGGAATTTGCTTTCATGCGTATGTGTGATAGCAATGAAAATATTTCAAAGTGGGCAAGTGAAGCAATTAAAATTCCTTATAGACATCCATTGACAGGAAAATACACAATTTATGTTCCTGATTTTTTTATTGTATATAATGATAGAACAGGTAAGCAACACGTTGAACTAATAGAAATCAAACCAGCTAATCATACATTGAAAGAAAAACTAGGAAACAGCAGAGCTAATAAAGCACACTATGTTATAAATCAAGCAAAATGGTCAGCAGCAAGAGCATATTGTAAACAAAAAGGTATGATGTTTAGAGTTGTCAACGAAGGAGATATTTTCCATCAAGGCAAACGAAAATGAAAATATATAAACAAACGTTTCCTTGGAGACATTGGATAATTGACGATTTTATAAATTCTAAAGATGTAAACATATTATCTCACTTTTGTAAAAAATGTATAAAAAACAAAAATGTAAAACAAAGTTATAATCCTGAATACCTAGAAGAACCATATAAAACCATTGTGCAAAAGACAATAGATAAAATGCCATATACTATCAACTTATTTGATTCGGAGCCAGCTAGAAATAGTGAAAAAATATATCCATTAGGACATTTAGCAATAAACACAGCAGGTTACAGTTTTCCGCCGCATTGCGATGATAAAACAAAAATTTGGACATTTGTTACATATGTAGGACCTTTAGAAAGTATTGGAACATTTGTAATGAGTAACAATCAACAACGCAATAAAATTCAAATTCCTTGGCAACCTGGCAGATGCTTGGTATTATGCGGCAATGACAACGAAACTTGGCACAGTTATGAAAGCGGCAACAACTGGCGTGCAACTATAACCGCATATATGAACACTGATAAAAACTGGGGTAAATAGTAGTATATAATGGATTTATAGTATGACTAAAAAACTTGAAGAAATGTTAAACTTACCAGACAACGAAGATCTCAAGGAAGAAGAAGATCGTAAACCTGTTGTTGAGCATGAAGATACATTTCGTGATATTGCAGAGTTTGACAAAATAGCTAGTGCATTGCCTGCTGTAAAAGGTTTAGGCAATATGGCAGATACTGAACTAAATGAAGTTGCTGACAAAGCAATGACTGCATATGATGACTTAATGGACCTAGGCATGAACGTAGAAAGTCGTTACAGTGGTAGAGTATTTGAAGTTGCAGGTACAATGTTAAAAACATCATTAGATGCCAAAGTTGCAAAACTAGATAAAAAACTTAAAATGGTTGAACTACAACTTAAAAAAGAAAAAATGGATAGAGACAGCGGACCTACAGATGGCGATATTGTAAGCGGTGAAGGCTATGTTGTTACTGATAGAAACAGTCTACTTGAGCGCCTAAAAGGTTTGGATAAAGATAAATAGTATTATAGTTTAGGATACGTCGATGAAAAATTTTGCTGATTATTTAACAGAATCAAAGAAAACATATGAATTTAAAATTGGCATCGCAGGTGATAGACCTGATGGATGCGAGGACATGATTGAAACAGGATTACAAAAGTTTGGCATCACAAAAATGTCAGCAGGTAAGAAAACTCCAATTCAAGAACGTCCATTAGATTTTCCACAGTTAGAAAATACAGAAGTTCATTATTATGAAGTTGAACTTACATACCCAACAACTGTACAAGTATTACAAGAATACTTAGGCGGTGTATGCAGTGTTCCTCAAAGTCACATCATTGTACGTAATCCAAACGAACCACAAGAACTATATCAGCAAGAAGATGCAAAAGACGAATACACAGCAAAACTAACACAAGAAGACATGGGTGGAGAAAGCGCACAAGCAGACGCAGGCCCAGATCGTGTAATGAACTTGTTGAAAGAATTAGAAACAGCACGTAAAGAAAGAGACAACGATTACGTTGGTGAAGCACCTGCAGGTGATAGCAAAGATATTAGCGATGCTGAAAACAGTAAGGCGGTGTTATCATGAAACGTAAAGAAGTATTAACAGAAAATCCATTAGCAATTGCATTAATGGGCGCACTAGTCGGTATGGGACTAGAAAAAGAAAAAGCAAAAAAGGCAGCAGCACAGGCTGTTAATGATGCACAAACAGGCGCTTGGAAAGATCCAGATAAACAGCAAGCAGCAGCAAGACCTGCTCCACAAGGCGCAGACTATAATCAAATTATGAAACGTGGCAGCAGAGGCGAAGGTGTTAAACAACTACAAAGAAATCTAGGTATGACAGGTTCAGAAGTTGATGGTATTTTTGGTCCTGCTACAGAAAAAGCAGTGCGTACATTCCAAAAGAATTCAGGTGCAAAAGTAGATGGTATTGTTGGTCCAGAAACTAGAGGCATGATTGAAAAATATGCAAACAATCCAGATAAAGATCCAAGCAAGGTAAATGTAGACCAAAGCCAAGCAAAGACAAGATCTGCTGGTATGGCTCAAACAAGTTCAAAATGGACAGCAGTTAACCCTCAACCTCCTGGATTTAGTTATGACCAAAATAAGGTGTTAATTCAAAAAGGCAACGACTTTGCAGTTACTTCGGTACAGCCGGAAATGAACGGTGTGGCAGGCCAAAAAAACTATTCAATTACACGATTAAAGAGAAATGATGATGGTACTTTTAGTAAAAGAATAACTGCAAATATAGAGTGGGCTTCGCCAAATGAAGTTAATATGAAACCTGTGTTACCAAAGGAGTCAGTTATGACAGACAAAAAACAATTAGACGAAGCAAGTATCAACATTAACGGTGCAGATGCAAGCGAAGTAGCAGAAATACTACGTATGATGCAACTAGCAGGTGCAGATGGTGCCAAAGTAGTTGGCCCAGATGATATTAATCCAGGTCCAAAACCTTGCCCAATTTGCGGTAAAATTCACGGTCCAAGCCAACCAATGGGCGGCTGTGGTGCAAAACCAAAAGAGCCAGAAATGGGCGACATGATTCGTATGATGGCACCAGGCGAAGCAATGGAAGAAGAAGATTATGATGGCAATTTCCAAGATGCTAGTACAGAGCCTGATGAAGAATATGCAAACGATGTAAGTGCAAGTATGCCATCGGGTAACGATCTACATAAAGAAAAAGGATCTTATCCAGCAACAGCAGGCGGCGACAATCCAATGAATACAGAAGATGAAGATTTAGAAGAACAAATTAAATCTCAACTTCGTGCAGCACTAGCAGCAAGAAAGTAATACATCCCCCCAGAACTCAATAGCGCCTTAGGGCGCTATTTTTTTGGTTAAATACTGTATGAGTAAAAGTTTAGACGGTGTATTAACAAAAAAAGCAAATCAAAAAGAAACATTTACAAATGAACAAGTTGAAGACTTGTTATCATGTATGGATCCTAATGAGGGGTACTTGCATTTTGCAAGGCATTTTGCTTACATACAGCACCCTGTGCAAGGCAAACTTATGTTTGATCCTTATGAATATCAACTTCGTTTGTTGCACAGTTATCATAGTTATAGATTTAATATTAATATGATGCCTAGACAAACAGGTAAAACTACCTGT